TCTATTGAGTTTCTGGGCCTTCCATTGTTTTCACTTGGTATATCATTTGTCTTCTCAACTTTTGGGACAATTGGCCCATCTTTCTTTTCTGGCTCAACATCTACCTCGATTTCTCTGATTGGCAAGCCTTTTTCTTCAAGGTACTCGTCGTCGAGAAGGTCTTTGTTAAGAGCTATTTTTTCAATCTCATGATCGTGTTGAGGATTGTGATAAGGGCCAGCTTTGTTTGGAGATTGATCCCTATCTCTATCTTTCATCTCTCTCTTAAGTCTAATTTTTTCCACAGTTGGTATTTCCTTAAATCGTTCCAATATGGTTTCGTGAGATATAATATCTCTGTCCGCAAGCTGTAGTAGCAAGTTCTTTTCTGCGGTGTCGTCTGAAAGATTCATCTGATCAAATTGAACATAGGCTGGCCTTCTAAAGCCCATTGCTTTTCTCACTACCTCTATTTCTTTTTGCCAGAAGTTAACTAACAAAGTCCTACCATACTGTAGTCGCTCAACGAGAGTCTTGAGGCTAATAAAGTTATTCGTAAAGCCTCCACCATTACCAGCCATTCCCGTTAGAGTTGGAGGAACACCAAGTCCAGCATATATACTATTAAGAACAGAATTGTATTTTTCTGAACCCAAGAACTTATAGACCTGACTATTTGACTCTGTGTAAGAAAGCTCTGGCCCCCAAACTAACTCCATAGTTCCGCCTCCAGCATTACTTGCTAAGATGTCACGCAGCTTATTGATCGCCGCTTTGTTTGGTAGGATTTTGTGATCTAGACTACCAAGAGTCCACAATCTAATATTTGAGATGGCGCCATCTAGAGCAGATAGGTCAGCCAGTCTCATTTTTTCTAACATAATTATATCATCAAGAATTGCGTAGATCATAGGGTTTGCCCAGACCTGCCAATCGTCTTTCTTGTAATAGTGTACGGATAGTCTTTCTGGCTCTAGGGGTATTTCTTTGTCACCATTTTCTATAGACCTTCTGGCTGCCGGCGGTAGTGTCTTGAGTATTTCTTGAGGTATATGACCCTTTTTGTACACATCTGATATAACACTGTTTGATATACTAAATCTTTTTGAGCCCACAAATAAAGACAATCCACTTTCTTTCATATTGACACTCATAGGATTAAAGAAGTTATATCTAAAGGGCACTACGTTTCTAGTTACATCTGGTAGCTCAACTTTGATATCATTTCCTACAGACTTCATAAATTTACTTAATTCTGGAGTGATATTAGCGTTGCTTCTGTATACAACAACGTTGCCTGTTCTGTATAGATTGTTGAGGAAGCGTTCTGATCTTTCTTTACCGTCAACCTTTTTAAACCATTGTTTGAAGAATTTTTCTGCAGTTCTGTCAGAATGAACAAGGCTAATTCCTTGGCTACCAAAGTCTCCCATCAAATCAACTATGTTTCTGATTATTCCAACTTTGTCATATGCGTCCATACACATTTTAATAATGCGCTTTTGATTGCTTGGTACGCGCTCACCTTCTCTAAAGGCATAGTAATCTCTTTTTGAGAACTGGGGTCTTACGGATCTGTTTGGCTCTATATTAAGAAAATCTCTATGATATGCAGCGCTTTTACCTAAGCCACCATAAGAATCAATGTTTTCGCTGTAAGAAGCAAACGCACTTTGTCTGTCCTCATCGCCTGACCAAGTAATCATATCTTCGCTCATTTTATGCCTCTATATCTTCAATTGGAATGTTAATTGGAATGGTTACAATATTATACACAAATTAATAAACATCTTTCATGTTTTCAGTAAACCAGTTTGGCCCGGTAAACATGGTCTCGCTGCCTTTTCTCTGTATGCCGTCCATTGTTGCGAACCCTCCATAGAAATTATATTCTTGTGGAGTTGGTGCTCTCATGATACCTCTAGCTGCCATATTAGCCATAATCAAAGCTGAGTAGCGGTCTTTGCGCATCTTGCTTTTTTTACCAGCTCCTACGACTACCTCTGGTGTGTCCCATCTATCTCTACCACTTGCTGTTTGTGTCATTTGTATCATAGCCAACTCGTCCTTCAGTTCTTCAATGTCTAGAACGCACTCTTCAAGTGTGTCGTATACTCTATTTTTTAATCCGTCTTCTGCTGCTGATATACCAAGAGTTACTGGGTCAAAAAATGGAAACAGTAAGGATTTATCTTCAAAGTCTTTTCTTAAGCTGTGATTTGCTTCTGCTAGCCAGTCGTATTTAGCAAATTGACACATCTCTAATATGTGTAGACCCTTTTCGTCGTCTGTGTCTTTGGCTTTGTTTTCATCTATCACGGGCCATATGGCAACTTCGCCATCTTTTATTTTATCATTATCATGTAGAGATTCCATCACAGCTATGCCTCCACCCTGCGCGTCCATTGCAATGTGAACACATGGAAATAGTCTCATGAGATCCCTAATTTTTCTAGCGCAGTAGGCGTAGTAATCTGTCTCTGTAGAATAACCTTTTTTGATTTTGTCTTTATGTTCTGATCTGTTAGTAGTCCAACAATGAACAATCCTTCTATGGTCTGAACTTATCTCAATAACAACAATGCTAAAATTGTCTACCTCGGATGCGGGGTCAACACCAAATACGTATCTTTTATTTGGGTCTCCCATTAGTTTAGCTTCAAAGTGTATTTCTTCACCGCTAGAGTCTTTCAGCACATTGTCTATTGATACGACACAGGACTCTATAAGTGATCTCTTAAAAAATCCTTGACTATCTCTAGTAAAGCAAGCGCCGAACTCCATCTGGTATATACCTGCGTGCACGGTGGCTTTGGATCTCGCAACCTGAGCAGCGTCCATAAAGCCCTCTGGCAAAAGCTCGTATGGTATTCTGATAATGGAGTACTGAGTCCAGTCAAAACTTTTGGGAACTTCTTCTCCCCCAAAAACTTCTCTAAGTCTATCTTCTCTGCCTTGGCTCTTTATGATTTGTCGCCACTTTTTCCAGTAGGTTGCAAAGTGATTAAAGTCATAATAAGCTGTACCAGAAAGAATAATTTGGTTGTCTTTAAGCGATAGATCTTCTTCTTCTTTTTTATCTTCTTTTATGTCTATGCCGAGCTCCTTGGCTCTTTTTTCTGCGGCTAGTCTTTTGACATTGTCAATTGGGTCTGCACTAACTGCAGCAAAACCAGCAACAACATTTTCAAATATATCTCTAGGTATCGAGGCAAACTCGTCAGATATAATGTCGTTAGCACGCTGACCACGAATCTTCTGCCCATCACCTAGTGGTAAGCATGTAACCGTGCTTTCATTGATTCTCATTACACACCTGTCAACATCACGACGAGGCCCAGATGATCCGCTGCATATATCTCTTAGTATTGGTGCGTTTCTCCATATTGTTTCCATGTATTCAAACAAAACTTTAGATTGTCTAAACGCAGCACCAACAACAACTACTTTTCGTTTTGGTAGAAGCAAAGCTCTAAGCAAAGCATAAAGGGATAACATGAATGACTTACCAAAACCACGGCTAGCAATAAGCATTGGAAACTTTCTGTTCCACATCTCACAAAGCATCAGAGCCTGAGATGGCAAGATTTGTATATTGAGGATGTGCTTGCAAAGAAATGAGAAGTACTCAGGTTTTGTCATTAGATATACAAGCCTAAGATGGTAATCGTCGTCTTGGGTTTTAAGAATAGATGACGGGTTAAAAATATTTTTATCGTCTATATCTATTTTGAGCCAAGCTTCGTTTATTTTTTTGAGTTCTGTCATTTTAGACTGGTTATACTCCCGTAGCTCCTATGCGTTATTACATCATCTGCGAAGCCATAGTATACAGACTCGTGAGAAGAAAGATACCAATCGCCCGACTTAAGTTTTCTCTTTATAAAGCCCTTTACTTTTTCTTCTGTCGGTTGTTTGTAGTGTTCTTTAAAGAATTTACCTTTTGTGCAGCTTGCGGCATAAATGTCTAGCATGTCCTCAAGTATCTTCTTTTCAAACTTAGCCCAATTTTGTGTATCAAGATAGTTTCCTGCGTTTGCGCTACTACCGTAGTGACACATGAAATGTGCATTGGGCATCATTATTCTTTTGTCGGCAGCTTGCAGTATTATGCTGCTCATAGATTCTGCTTGACCATAAACTAATATTGTTACGTGCGATCTTGAAATTTTGATAGCATCGTATATAGCCATTCCATCGCCCCAGTTTCCACCAAGGCTGTGCATATGTATAATAATTGGCTCATTCTTTATTTGATCTAAGTGTCTAATGTTTTTTATGAAGGTTGTAGCCATTCTATACTCAACACCCGGATCGTCGTCAAATGATCCATGTTGACCATGCAAGAATATTTCTCTATTCTTTACATCTATATTTTGGCTATGTATATCGTCTATTACATTATTCATTAGTTATACATCTCGTTTAGTCTTTTGAATAAACTAGACAGAGTTAAGAAAGCATTATATTTGTCACCACAAAACATTATATGTATATCTCTTTGAAGCTGAAACTCCATTAACATTTTTAACATGTACTTTCCGCTAATACGTACTTTCTTTTTCTGTGACTCAGGTATTCTAGTATTATCTGGAAACTCTACTAAATCCTTTAGTGTAAATTCTAATAATATAAACTTATGTTTGAACGGCCTCATACGTTCTATTTCATTCATAAACGCATGTTTCTTTTGTCCTAAGTTTGCAGCTAGTTCTTCAGGTGAAGCTTTTCTTTCTATGCAGACTTTTTCCTCTAGGCCTACTATGGTGTAGTCGCCAGTATCAAGCTTCTGTACTATCATCCCTTCGCACTTGTCGTACTTGCTGAAGTGATAGCCTTCTTGCTCTCTAGTATCTTTTATAACTGTAAAGTTAGGAACTTTCTTTGCCATTGTTATGTACTATCTGTGAAAATAATGATTGGTAGGCGTGCTCATGTCCAGTTATTCTCTCATGGCATGAGCGACATAAAGTTATGCCGTTGTCAACATCATATCTCAAGATAGCGGCACTCGACCATTTTTTTATGTGGTGAGCTTGTAGTCTATAGTTTGACGTACACCCCGGCATCTGACACCGGAACTTGTCTCTGCTATAAACTTTTTTTCTCCAGTCTTTGTAAACTGGATCGTCATAATTTCTTCTCATTTTGCCTTCGCTGAAATAACTCTTATATCTCTCTTGATCTCTTTACATAGAGTCCTCGCCTCTTTAGAGTCGTCCTGATCTAAAACAAGCTTTAGCAATTTGTATATAGCTGTATAACACGCTCCGTCTGGGTCGTCAGCTTCTACAAAAATTATTGGATACTCAGAGTTATATTCATATATTCTATATTTACTAAGTCTTGATACGACTAATGACATATCAAGATAAACTTTGTATATTTTCATTTACGTCGTGTTTCATCATGATGTTAACTAGACCGTCTAAATCGTTCTTTGGAGTCCATCCCAGTTTAAGTTTTGCTTTTTCGGAACTACCTCTTAGATAATCTACCTCAGCTGGTCTGTAAAATTCCGGGTCAACTACAACGTGCTGCTCCCAGTCTTCAATCCCTACATATGCAAAGGATCTTTCTAAAAATTGTCGAATGGTATACGTGTTGCCTGTGCATATTACATAATCATCTGGATCTTCCTGTTGCATCATAATCCACATGGCTTCTACATAATCACCAGCGTAACCCCAGTCTCGACACGCATCCAAATTACCTAAACGGAGTTTCGGAAAATTTTTATCGTAGCCTGTTTTGCTCCAGTCTCCAATCCATTTCGTAATCTTTCGAGTCACAAAGTTTTCCCCACGACGTTCTCCTTCGTGGTTGAATAAGATTCCGGCACTTGCATGTAAGCCGTAGGCTTCACGGTATAATCTTACTGCATAATGTGCAGCACACTTAGCTATAGCATACGGAGATTGTGGTAGGAATTTAGTCTCTTCATTTTGATATTTTTCACCAGTGTCTGGATTGACATCATATGAATCACCAAACATCTCACTTGATGATGCTTGATAGAATCTACAATGTAGACGTAGATCCACAATTGCTTGTAATATGTTTAAAACTCCTTTACCCGTAATATCCCATGTGAGACCGGGTTGCTTAAAAGATATGCCTACATGCGATTGTGCTGCTAAATTGTAGACTTCATCTACTTCGTTATTACTCGATAAAATGTTCATGACGCTACTAACATCAGTTATATCTCCATAAACTATGTCGAATCTGTCATTCCCAATTAGATGCTTGACTCTCTCAGTTGTGTCTACGCTGCTGCGACGAGCTACGCCTACGACTTCATAATCTTTAGATATTAGTAAATCTGCAAGATGGCTTCCGTCCTGTCCGGTTACTCCGAATATAATCGCTTTCATTTATTTAATCCTTAACTGTATCTGGTGTTAGAAACGGTTGATCCACTTGACCGTCCTCGTATTTATGAAAAACGCTGAGCCGCTCCTTCTCTTGTTCCATAGCTAATCGCATCTTTTCCATCTCCATTCCATACTGTTGGGTTACAGCAGGATTTTGCATGAGATGAGCTACCCAGCCCGTAAAAGTTTGTTTTGAATCTTCAAGACGCTTGATTCTCTGCTCTCGCGTCCCCTTCATTTCTTTCAACATAGAGCTCTTCTTGGTTTGGAGATCTCTGTAGTCTCTATTCATAGATTCCTGTGCGGCTCTGAGAGACGCTATCTGACGATCTAGATTGAATATGACCTCCTTGTCCTGATGCTCGGGTTCCGCCTGTCTCTCGACCTGCAGGAGCGCCTCAAACGCATTTATCTGATCTATGTTCTCTTTATTCTGCTTGAGGCACCTGTTCATCAACATTTCTAACTTAATCACGTCCACAACTTGCAACTCTTCGGTTGGAAACACATCATCTTTAAACTGATTGATGATTCTGCTCCAGTGATACTTGAAGAGTTCCAGCTCGTCCTCTGTAAACTGTTGTTCAAGCTCTATCCAGTATGGACGGTCTTCTAGCTCGTAAGCGGCCTGCTCAAACTCAGAAAGCCCCATCTTTAAGTTCTTTTTAAGAAAGTTCTCAATCATGGATGGATTACGATCCAGATTCTCAGCTATGTCTTCGACTGAGATACTGTTTGCGTTTTCTGTAATATAGCGGGCCTCTTCGTTAGATAGTCTACCCCTCTTCATACCCATGTTCCTCTAATATTGTTTGTATAATAAATAATACTTCTTCTTTCTTCTTTTTAGGTACATATACGTCATTTATAATCTTGAGGTAGTCTGCTCTATAGTGTGCGGGTAATTTTATGTCTAATACCTTCTGCATTTGTTTATAATCTAGGTCTTCTATGTATTCTTCTCTAGTATCTAGTAAATATTCCTCATTTGCCAGTTGTCCGGGCATAACGACCTTGGCTTTTTCATCTTCGTTAGCCTGAAAGTGGTTATCACGTACAAAATTCTTTAATCTGTTGGATAAATGTACCGATAAGAAGTTTTCTAGTGGTCTTCTGGAGTCATATCTCGGTAGTGCTTCCATGCAGATGATAAATGCTTCTTGTTTGAGGTCATCTGGTTGGTATCCATAGAATGTGTACTTAGGGGCGATTCTATTTACAACCACATTTATTTGTTTGACTACCTCATCTTTTGTCATATTACTGGGAATATGCATTAATCTTCCTCACGTTCCTTGAGAGTTACCCATTTTTCCCCATTATAAAATTGTAAACACCTTTTTTCGGTGTTGTATATAATCATACCCTGCTGTGCGG